CTTCCTACCTTTACCTGCTTCTTCTATTTTTTTATTTTCAGATAAACTTTGCCATTCTTTTTGTAATTTTTCTAAACCTTTTTGTATTTGTGATGCGCCGCCAGGAGGAGAAATATCTTTACCAGGACGCCGCAATACTTTTATCGTTCCACCAGAAGGTTCCGTAGAAGGTTCTATTCCTTTTTTGCGAGTAAGTGTCTGTTCTTTTACTAATTTTTTATATTCTTTTTTTTGTGCTGGAGTCAGACCTTTCTGATCTCCCCTATCTTTAAGTGATTTAGCACCACCAGGAAATTTTTTCCCTGGATCTCCAGAAGGTTTAGGAGTTGGTGTAGCCGCTAACTTTATTTCAGCTTTAGCCTCTTTTTTAAATTCAGTAACAGACATACCAGCTTTATTAGCTGCTCTTGTAAGTGCTGCTTTCTCTCCTCTTGAAGGCGCACCTCTTTTAGTAAGAGCGTTTGTAACAGCCTTTGTAATAAATCTACCTATAGGACCAGCCATAACTAGTCCTCCACTTTAAAGGACTTACCTTGCGGGTATTCCTCATCTACAACAACATCATGAGGCTTTCCTACAACAGACGGGCCTTTTCTGGCAGCACCAAAACCCTGTCCTGTAGGCTTACCTAATATTTCATTTAACTTTGCTGGACGTTCCAATAACGTATGCGGCCCTAATCCCATCTAACTTCTCCTTTTTCTTGATAACTTAGCAAATTTCTTTGGTCCATATTTCTTACGACCTATCCAGGCTGCAAGAGCTTTTGGATCTCTAGCTCCCTTCTTTTTTAATTTAGAAGTAAGCTGTTTAAATCTTTTACCTGAACCTAACTTAGGTTTCTTTTTCTTCTTAATACTTCCACCTCTTTTTAATCCAGGCTTCATAATCTGTTGTCTTATGCTTGCTCTGTTAACCATCAATCATAACCAGCATCTACAACCTGACCACCTGTCATTCTGTAAGTAATCTTACCACCCTTCTTCATATATTTCTTACGCCTAGCTTGAGACATAGTACCTGAACGAGCTTCTTCAGCAGGATACAAACCTTCTCCAGTCATACCTCCACGGTTAGCCTTACGAACTTTAGTGGGCTTTTTCGTCTTCTTCTTACTATGTTTTCTTATACCCCCTGCACCACGGGTTGTCAAGCCAAGAATTGCAGCTTTTTCTGCTTCAGAAAGGCTACTCCACCCATCAGCTTTAGCAACTTTCGTTCCTTTAATACCATTAACAGGTTTTCCTTTTATTTGACCACCTTCTTTAAAATCAATTATATCAGAATACTTTCGTTTAGTTTCTTTATAACCTTTTAAAATACTTTTAGGTTTAGCTTTTCTTTTAGCATCTGCCCTTAATTTTGCCTGATATTGTTTAGTATTTGCTTTCTTATGTTCTTCATAAGTATAAGGTTTCTTTTTAGGAGATGATAATTCTGCCATTCCTCTAGCTTTAAATACTTTAATAAATTTACTTTTAGAACCTTTCAGACGTTCTGCTCTTTTAGCACTAGGTATTAATTTATCATACTCATCTTCTAATTGTGCTAATGATCCCTTTTTAAGTTTCTTAGCTCTTTCAAGAGATCTCATTGCTGCCTCTTGTCTAGCCAACTTCTCTTTTTCTTTAGCACTCATTCCTTCAGTAGCTACGTTAGTAGCACCTGCCCTTCTTTGTTTTTGACCTTCTCTAAATTGACCTACTTTTGGATCAGACATATCACCAGCACCTTCAACTAGCTTTGCTCCCTTTGATGTCTTTGGGCTTGGTTTCCTTGCCTTTGGTTGTGTCTTTTTTAACCACTCTTGGCTAGGCTTTGTAGGCTTTGTTGATCTAGCTTTAAGCATTCTTTCTACTTCTTTGAGAGGCATAGCCTTCATAATTGATTTTAGTGCTGCTCCTACTGCCATTTTAACTTGCTCCCTGTGTTATGGTATCAGGACCACCGGCAGGAGAGGCGGCAACTGCCATATCATCCTGTCTAGTCCTTCTAGCCTGATTTCTTAGTGCCATTACAGCACCCTGATAACGATTTTCCCAAACGGGAAGTGTATTCCAATCCTTCATAAACATAGTAGCCTCAATCATACATCCAGTAAAAAGAGCATCATAACAATAATTACTAAAATAGTTTTGTGTGGTAACACTAGTTCCTGTAGCAGATGATAATGGAAGAGGTCTTGAAACTGTCTGTACTTCTCCTGATAATGTAGTTACAGGAGTTGGTACTATATAAATTGAAGAGTTTGTTTTTCTTGAATAGTAACGAGGAGTACCCACAGAAGCACTAGCATAAGGCCAGTAGTCAATAGCATACTCATATGTTCTTTGTAGAAGATTAGTTTTAATACTAGAGACACTGGTAGTATAATTAACATTGCGAACAATATGAACCCTGTCATTTAAACTAACAACAGGATTATTCTTGGTTAGTGTAATGGTAGTATATTCATTTAATCCAACATCATCCAAATCCTTAAGAAGACGTAGCTCACTCTTATCTACAAAATAAGAGAATGCACTTGCAAATTCAGTAGAATCATTCTCAGATGTTTGAATAATATCTGCCTTTAGATATGAATATGTAGCCATACTAACCTACAAAAGCTGTAAGCACACAACCATCAGTCGGTCCAGATACACTAACAACGCCATATACTGGAATACCTAGCTCTCCAATATAAATATCTGTAGCTTCATTAGCCGCTACCTGAAATTTAATGGCAGTTCCTTCAGCCGTTTTGTTAGTGATCTGTCTTTGTCCTTTAATAGAATATGATCCAGCAGCAGTAGCAAGTGCATGAATAGCAAGAATACGAGATGTAGACGGAAGATTTGCATCAGCCGTTCCGTTACTGCCCACTGTACTGTCATCATCTACAAAAGTAAGTACAGCATCACCAGTAGCTATAGCTGCTTTAATATTAGTTGTCATAGCGATTCCTTTTTAAAAGTAAGAGAGTAGCCGAAGCTACTCTCTCACAATTGTACTTACGATCCCTGGCTACCAAACCATCCACGCCAATCAGAAACACCGAAGCTATAACGCTCACGGGCCTTGAAACGTAGATTGCCGGTATCGAAATCAGGCTCCATCTTAGTTTGTAGCGGAGTACGCACAAACATTTTGGTGCCATTGGGTACGTCAGTCTTGATAAACCAAGAAGTCGTATCCGTGAATCGACGGTTAATATGATAACCTTCAGGAAGCATACCCATATGACGGGTGGCATTGATAGCGTTCATATTCGGATTAGCCGCAGCAAGACTCGTTTGAGTGTTACCAGGACTGGAAAGAATACGATCCGCAATCGCCCAAGAGTCAACCGGGATATGCAGAGAAACAGCACTTGCACCAATCAGAATACCACGATCATCTTTGATCTTCTGAATGTTGGTAAGAGCGGTTTCAAGAGTAGCTTCTGACATATCAGACGCAGTAATTACGTTGGACTGATCACCATTACCTACAGTTGGGTGTGAAGTTGAAAAGAAAGCCTGTCCATCACCAATAGTATCAGAGAAACCATTGTTGAAGACATTAGCAGCTTTTACCTGTTTGGTATTCGCCATTGCACGGGCAAGACCTTTGGCACGAAGCTTGGCAAACGTATCATAAAGATTGTCTTCCATCGCTTCTTCAGTAACCGCAAAAGCCAAAGCTACGGTTTCAGCAGTATAACGTGCCGTGTAGCTTTCCTGTGCGCTGTCGTAAGAAACAGCAGCCCCTTCACCCTTCGTTGGCGCAGAGCCAAAGCTGGTGAAAAGAACTTCTTCTTCAAAAGCACGATCTGAGTTTTCAATTTCATAAAGAGGAGCTAACTCATTGTTAACCTCTCCATACTCCATTCCGAAAATAGCATTAAGGCCCGGAAGGAGTTCTTTGCTAATACTAGCTCTATTAATAGCCATGATTTATTCCTCCTAAGCCGTTGATGCCGTAGCCGTCACATAGCGATCACGGTGAGTATTCAACCAGACCTCTACGATTGGGTATGCATCGTTATTGCCCTCATCAGGAAACTTCGCCCGTCCAATAACCCGACAAGCCAATTCAGTTTCCGCACCAGACGAAGTCATCAAATAATAACTTGACTGTCCGGTAACGGTACTACCTGAAGAAGCCGTCGAACTTACTGTTGCCGTATAGTTCTTAACTATAGCAGCCATTGGTGCAGACAAAGTAAGAGAACACTGAATGTAATAAACTTGATCAGGATCAGTTATTACAAAGAATTTTACGTCCGTGGCACTCGTCCCACCCGGCCAATACCGGGAGAACTTTGGCTCCCCGTTTTCCACATACTGACATCCCATGAAAACCCCGGAAGGTTTAAGAGTGGCAGCAATATAAGGTGAAATAGTAGCAAAGTTTGCTCCCGGTAAAACAACCGGGTCACCTGTGAAAATACTATTAGAAGGCGATTGTGCCTGTCCCGTAGACGTAAGGGTAATCATATCGGTTACCGCTTCCGTATTGTAGGCACCACCTTTTTTACGAGCAGGGATGAAGCCACGAAATGCTTTAGTAGTAGACATTTGTTCATCTCCTTATTAAATTAGAGATACATCAATCTTGAAAAGAAGGTTGACGACCTCTGGTTGTTACAGATTTACTTGTATTACTAATAGGCATACGAGAATCAGAATTTTTCATGAGTTGTGCATTAACTGCATCCATCTGTTCATTAGCCTTATCCTCATAAAACTTTTGCCTAGCCCTTACCTTTACAGTTGGCTTCTTAGCCAATGCTAAGTCTCCACGACAGACTGCTCCAAGGTATCGGCCTTCTTCCCTTACGAAGGATGTAATAGCCATTTCGGGTACTTCATCAGGAGTTACGAATATCCATCCTTCCTGTTGTTTCTTACCAACATTCATGATGTCATCTTCACCTTTTACAGATATGCGAATCCAACGTAAAGACATTTCTTCATTGTCAAATCTCGCTTGTACCATGTCTGGTATTGTGAGGGCATCTGGCTCCTCAAAGAAATATTCTTCTTCTCTTGTTGTAGCTTCCCTTGTAACATTACTACGTTCTGTTTCATTTCGTGTCATAGTTCATTCCTCCACGTTTATCTAACATTTGTATAGTTGCCGTCAGCATCACTAACTTTAAGCTTTTCAGCAGCATAGTGTTCAAGTGGTATATTCCATTTCTGTGCAAGTCTGATATCTTCTTTTGATAACTTAACTTTATTAGAATTGGTCTGGGATAAACGTGACCCCCCAGATACTACTTGAGCAGGTGTTGACGAGTTTTCCTGCACACGGTCTTGACTTTCATTACTAAAAGCCTTATTCATTCTATTATCAATTTCCTGATAAAACTCTTCCTCGCCAGGATTGTAACCTTCTCCTTTTAGTTCGGCATCAATTGCCAGGGCAGCAGCAGTCTTTATATTGTCTTGTCCAAACCAGCTATTTTGAGCCGCCCATGATTCTGCCATAGGATTGGTTGTCTGTTGAGGAGGAGTATGTTGAGGAGCTTCGGGCTGTTGAACTGGCTCTGGTACTTCTTCGTACTGTTGCTTTGCAGAAGACACAGCCTTTAAATCAGCTTGGGCTTCATTCAACATCTCTTGCGCCTTTAATAGTTTTTCTTTTTCTCCTTCTTCGAAAGCTTCCATATAAACAGTTCTGGCAAGCTCAATTTTATCAGTCAATTGTTTTTCAGAAGCATCTAAAGTTAGTTTACTAAAGTCTGATACTTCCTTATCTTTTGTTCTGAGAGTATAAGATAACTCTTCATTTTTTTGAATGAGAGTAGAAATATGTTCATCACGTTCCTTTCTCTGTCGAATAAGTTGCCTTATTCTTTTTTCAGCACCCTTGGTTTCAATACCTTCTAGTTCAGGTGTCTTATCTTCTTCTTCTTCTACAGGAGGCTTTGCTTCTACCTCCTCTTCTTCAATTTCTATTTCAATTTCTTGCTCTTCATTCGGAACTTCTATTTTGTTCCACTCTTCTTTTTCAGCCATTATTTCCTCCGTTGTTTACGAAACAAACGATTTAACGTATAGTATATTATACCATAAAAATATTCATTTCCCAAATATTTTTTAATTAGATCCCGCTCCAAGATTAAAAGTGGGGTCAAGATCTTTAGGATCTCCCACTTTCATGGTAATCTGATCATCAAAAAGTAAGATAAGTCTTATACCTTTATAGAATAATTTAGTACCAGCATGTTTACCATAACATACATGATCTCCTACAGTACACCAAGCACCGGCAGGAAACTTATCTTTATCAAAATATGCCAGATCACCCAGAGCCAAAACTTTTCCAACAGTTGTTAGATAGGCCATATCTTCTCTGGTTGAATCTGGAAGCAAAATACCGCCTTTGGTTTTATTCTTAACTGATACAGGTCGTACTAAAACATGAAAACCTGGAATATCAGGAAGAGTTTCTGGATCTTTTCTTTCTTCTGGATCAGTAATCCATGAATCATTTTTAATGGCATTACCCATTTCTACTTGTTGCATGTTACTCCTCATCATCTGAATATGTTCGTTTTTTAATAATATCAGTAAGATTCGTTCTGGCCCATTCCAAGCCTTGTAGTGATCCTACTATTTGACGGTAATGAGAATAATCTTCTGCATTACCATTTCCTAACATCAATCTTAATTTATCCATTTCAGTAGTTAGTTCAACAATAACTTCATCCCAAATTTCCATTGGTTAAGTCTTTTTACCCTTTACAGGATTTGGAAATTTAAACTCGCCATAATCCCATTCATTAAGGTCAGCCTTCATTTCCCAATTTCCAATACAATCACTCTTAAAGGGATCTCCATAAGTGACTGGTTTTTCAGAACTTGTTTTCTTGGCAGTAATATAACCTTTACCTATCTTCATCTGTGGAACTTGTTCCATCTGTAGTCTCCTTCTTTGTTTGTTCTATAGCCATTTTAACTAGGGCATCTAAACCCTTTGTATCAAGATTAGTATCATTCTTCTGCATCTTTTCTATCAGGTCTTTTAAAATTCTTTCTCGTTCAACATCCAGCTTCTTATCTGAAAGTTCAATATCAGTCATTAACTCCATTGCTTTAAGTTCTTTCTTGGACTCTCTATCTTTTTCAGATTTCTCTTGCTTGAAGTTATCTGTAGCATTTGTTTTTAGAATATCAATAATCTGTTCATTCTCATCCAGTTCAAGCTGCTTGTTCTTTAATTCCATCTCTGCTGCCTGAACCATAGTATCTGATTGAAGTTTCTGTTTCTGAAGTTCTACCTTGGCCTGTTCCAATGCCACAAGCTGTTGTTCTGGAGACTGGGCCTGACCCATAGCTTGATTTGCATTCATAATCTGTTGAGCAGCTTGTCCCATTATCATTTCTATGGTAGCAGGATCTTGAGCCTGTTCAGGCGGTACTTGAGCCATAAGCTGTTCGGTCATACCATTCATCTGTTCTTGATACTTCAGAATAGAATGCTCTTGAATGTTAGCCTGTATAAGTGGCTGTATCCTCTGCATGATAGGATTAGCCCCGTTGGCAGGATCTTGAAGATAAGCCATCTTTACTTGAACATGTGCATCATGGTTCTGACCTGGAAAGGCTGCAATGGGAACTCCCTTTGTTGCCGCCATGATATCAGAGACCGGATCAAGAGGTTTTGGTTCTACCTTGGGAGGAAGGATTTCTTCCAGATTCGGCATATTGGCTGCATGAAGAATAGTGCGGTTCAGGGCTTCCATGTTAAACATTCCTGGCGGTGATTGCTGCGCCATCTGCAATGCCATATTAGCCATCATCATGCGATGGGCATTGCTAGGAATGTTAGGATCTGAAACAGGGACTATGTCTATACGACCATCAAAATCTTTTTTAAATATGCTTCTATCTTCAAAGGGAACATCATAAGGATATTCATTGGGAAGATAATCATAATTGATCTTGGCAAGAATCCTAAATTCATCTTTCTGTGATTTATGTACTCGTTTATGAATTGCTGTGAAGAACTTACTACTGGCTTCTAGGAGAGCCATAGTTGTTCCTACAGGTCCGTAGGAGGCAGCATCAGAGATAACTTGCTCTGTGCTGTCCGCAAACCGCTGACCAGCAGCAGCTACGAAATTCAGCATCTGGAATAGAGTAGAGGAAGGCTCTTTATAGGGGAGAGGTATAATAGCCTTTGACAAATCCATACCAGTTGCCTCAACCTCCTTGAACTCGCCGGGAGAGATAGGTTCATTATCACCTACCATTCTAAGCCCCTTGGCTTTAAAACCACCAGGAAGATTGGCAAACTGACCAGCATCAATAAGAGATCTCATTGCTGCTGTTGCACTCATGGTCAGATTTCCCAAGAAATGTATTAAACCAAGACCATAGAAACCAAATCCAGGTACAAAACGATAATGGACAAAGTGACTTCTTTTTTCCATGTTCGAATCATCTTGTTCATAGTTTCTACGAATACTTAGAACACTTCTACTTTGTTCTTCTACTGTTACAATATAGGGAAGAGACTGATCTTTACCTTCAATATCAAGATAACAGTGTTGTTCAAGAAGAACATATTGAGGATCTTTATCGGAGGAAGGCGACAGTCCTAGAATTGTATCCATCTTCTCCGTAAAGGACGTAATATTTGCTTGATTAGGTTCAGGAAGTGTTATATCTTTATAGACACCCGCCTGAATATCTTTCTGTAATTCAATAGGACTACGATAAATAACATGTGTATATCTATCTGCATTTCTTAGATCAGTTGCATAGTAAGATATATAAAACTGATCAATAGGAATAAACTCCGACATTGGTCTTTTAAGTGTGGAGTTATAGTATACCTTTTTAAAGGCTGATCCAATTAGGGGAAGATGGAACAGCATTCTTTCAAACTCATCAAAGTATTCCGGCATCTGTTCGGTAACCTGATAGTTCATAAAGTTCTGAACACGGTTAGCTTGGAGTTCCTTTTCAGGAGTTACCTTACCAAGGATATTAGCTTTTACAGGACCGGCAGAAGGGAACAGTTCTTGCGATGCCTTGGACTGGAACTTAACAGCCGACTCTATGAGAAGAGGATGGACTGCTGTACAAGCACCTTCAAAAGGTTCTGTTCCTGGCTCAAGTTTGAGTCCTAGTAAATCAAATCCTCTTTCAAACATAGACTCCCACTCACCTCTGGAATCCTTATCAGCCTGATAGTTTTCTATTACATCCAAGGCAATATCAAAAAGATCTGTTTCTTCTAGAGTTTCACAGAGATCACCATACCATTCAGCAATCTCTTCTGAAGGTTCCATGAGAACATCTGTTTGTTCCGAAAAATCTACAATCAAACCACCATCAGTATCAACCTCAAAGGTAGCATCCATATCTGTTTCGGGAACCATAGGAACTACATTAGCTAATTCTTCTGGTATTTTATCGTATGGGTTTCTTTCAGTTACCATTTTTAATTCCTGTTATATTAGATGCTTACATTAAACGGATTTGTAAGTTGCATCTGGTCCATAAATAGATTGATAAAGATCTAAAGAATAATCTCTTCCTGTTCCTGAAGAATCTTTTTTAGGAACTAAATCTGCTATTGAAGTTAGCTGCTCTTTTAAATCTTCTTCCTCTTCTAATAAAGGTTTGAAATAATTTTTCTTTGGTACAGGGCCACCGCCTTCTCCTTCACCACTATCATCATATCCTGGAGCATCTTCAGGAGATTGAAATGTAATATTACCAGATTCATGGACATTCATTCTTATACCATTAACATCAACTGAACCAAGAACTCCTTCTCCTATAAGATTACCAATTGCATGTACAAGACTAATTATCGAATCTAAGGGTGAAGTGATCCCTCTAAGCATCCCAACTAGACCGACTTTGATGCTTTGACCCGCCAGGTAACTCCAATCTTTGTCAATCCTACCCATTAACATATCTATAGCTCTTTGACTTACTTGAGTCATTGCAAGCTCTTGTTCTATTCCAATAAAATCCGACATTCCTGGTGTGTCTTGAATTGCATCTATTACTGCCTGATTAGTAGCCGCTTTTTGTGCCAATTCTAAATAATCTTCATTAAGTTCTAAAAACTCCTCCTTATCCATTTCTTTATTAGTATAATAATCATCGGCCTGTTTCAGCAAGTTATCCTCAACTTTTTGCTGCTCAAATTCTATCCGATTCGCCAGAGCTTGTTTCGCAGCGTTCATCTCGCCCAATGTCATACCTCCTGTTGCAAGAACAAACTCAGCATCATCCCTAGTTATTTCAAAATTAGCTGATTTTTCGTATTCATTTGCCAATGTTATTGCTATAGCTGATTGTTCTTTCGCTGTCTTATCTGGATGGTGGAAGGCAACTTGATAATGAGCATGTTGGGCATCATCATAATAATCATCAATTTCACTTTGAGTAAGACTAGCTAGCCCGTCACGCCCAAGTTTTCCTAACGCTCTGTCAAAAGCATCTTGAGCATATACGCCTGGACCAAATTTGGCTCTAGCTGCGTCTTTTCCTTCTGGATCACCAATAAATGCCTGGTGGTCTCTACCCAGGGATTCTTTATAAGATTGAAGGCTTAAAGGACTATTTTTATCTTCAGCAAAGGGCATATCACCATGACCAACGCCAGGTCCAAGAGCATTCGCAGCCTCTGGACCCATATAAGCCACATCTCCTTCAGGATCTTCACCCTCACCCGGTGCGGCATCATCATCACCTGTCCAACCAGCATCCCAACCTGCTTCTCCCCCCGCCCAATAAGCAGGAATACCATTTACTTTCTGACCAGTACCTCCTAGAACTTTAAGGAGATTGGCTTCAGTGGGATTAATATAGGCAAGATTATGAGGCTGTCCATTTATATCAATAGATTCCTTTAGTCCTTCCAGACCACCACCTTTGGCTCTGTACATTATATTAGAAGCCTGATCATAGGCATTTCTAAATAAAGAGCCACCATGCTTGGCATAGATATTACCAGAGATGTTTTCATTTAGTTTTCCTGAAGTTGGTTCTGACTGTATACTCTGCGATTGTTCTAATAGAGCTGTGATGGCTTCTGCCATCCTCTGGTTTTCTTGGAACTGTTCTTCTGTTATTGGTTCTCCTGAAAAAATTTTAGAAAGCCAACCCTTGGGGTGTGCTTCTTGCTGTACAACTTGTTGCTTCTCAGGATAGGAAGAAGGTATATCTTGTTGAACTATTGCTTCATCTTCTTTAAGAGTCTGTCCCTGTTCTTGTAATGTAGAAGTCATATCTTTGTATTTCGGTTGAGGAAGCATATAATCAGCAAGGGCAGGAGAAGAATCAGTACCATACATACTTCCATCTGAATCACTAACAAGATTCCCAAGACCAGCAACTTCTACTGGATTATTAGTTTTTCGTTCTCCAAAAAAGGAAGGACCGAAGAAACCTCCCCTTCTCCTATCTCCTGTAAAACCCGGATTTTTATTAATCTGTTCAGCAGATCTACCAGTCTGAATAGGATCTAGATTAGTTCGTTCTCGTACTCCTGTTCCATAATCCTCTATAGCTCTTCTTTTATGATCCTCATCATAATATCTAGGATATCCAGTAAGACCTTGCAAACCACTACCACTGTTCTGAAATAGACTTGAAAAAAATCCCACTTAATTTATCTCCCCAAAAGACTTTTCACCTATTATATTATAACACATAATCATAGTTTTGACAAATCAGAAAGTCCAGTATGTGCTTTTTTCTGTTCTGGGTTCATCTTCTAACTCAGGATCATCAGGATGGGTAAGGTGCCAGGACTCTTTCATGTAGTGTACTGCCATTGTCAGGGCATCTACCTGATCATCATGAGCCGCATTGGGAAACCGTATTAGTTCTTCGATGAGGTCATCAGACCACTTCTTACCTTTGGGTATCCACAGCCTACCTGCTTCTAGTATGGGTGAAGCCGCATAAACTCTGGATACCTTATCCCTGTCTGGATTATATTCTATGATTGGCAGACCAGCCCTACGCATATCCTGTATGAGAGACTGACCACTGGCTTTCTTTTCTATCATGCATACATCCGGCCTATGTTCATTATAAAGCTTCTGTGCCATCTTTCTTAATTCCGGGTACTCAAATCTACCTTTGATGTTACCCAGGAGAATTAAGTGCGGTGCATATCCCTCATATCCCTTCTCATCTTGATCGTAGAGATAGAAGATACCCCATGTCTGAATTACACTGAAGTCTGCTGTAGTCCTGGTAGAGAAAGCCGTATCAAGGGTTTGAATAATGAAATCACATTCAGGAGGATCAGGATCTTCCCAGTACTTCAACCATCTCTTTTTTATTAATCCTCCTTCTTCTGGAGTAGGGTCTTGCATGTAGAGGGCATTCCAGTATCGACTGCCATTACTGGCTTTAATTTCATTCTCATCTGTTTTTAATACACTCTCTGGTTTCCACTCTGGAAAGTAACTTGATCCTACTGGCAGATCAAGTAACTCTGCTGCATCTTCATCAAGCCATGCCGGTATCTTAATTACCTCCCAAGGAGTTGTTTCATACTCCGACATATTCTCTTGCTGCTTGAGTAGCCATCCACATAGATCATCATAATGATATCTGGTATTGATAATTACAATGGAACCGTTGGGCATAATGCGGGTTCTAAGACCTGCTGGATACCATTCCTTAACATACCTTCTACCTGCATCTGAATAGGAATCCTCTTCCGACATTACATCATCAAGGATTGCCACATGCGCTCCACGACCTGCTATTTGAGACCTAACACCTGCTGCATAGTAAGTACCATTCTGAGTGGTCTTCCATTTACCAGCAGCCCTGACATCACTTCTTAACTGGACTCCTGTGAATATCTTCTGGAACTCTTCTGTATTTACAATATCCCTAACAGAACGCCCAAAGTCAGAAGAAAGTTGATCACTATGAGAAACAGTAAGTATTTCATGTTCAGGGTTTCTCCCTATATACCATGCTGGAAAGAGTTTAGAGCATATCACAGACTTAGAAGACCTGGGTGGAAGAAAGACCATCAACCTCTTGATTGTTCCTTCTTCTAATTCTTTTAATTTATTGGAGATAATCTCTATGTGCTTTCCCATTCTGAAATCAGATACCAGGGAAGGTGCCATGAGACGGACAAAGGTTAGAAAATCTTCTTTAGATTCTCTGTTAACTTTGTATGAGAGGAGTTCTTTTAGATTAATAAAAGAATTTAGAGGAGTCTCTTCTAGATTATACATGTATATATTATACACTATAATGTTTAATTACGCAATAGTAAAATGTAAAAAAATAATAAAAAAATAATATAGGTAATTATAGTACTATGATAC